TTTAGGGTTTTTACCCGCCGCTTGATAAAACTCTTTATAGTTTTTAAAAAATAATTTTGAACCAGCTTTTACACCTGGCATTAATAAACTAATTAAAGCAGTTGCAGCCATGCTTACTCCTTACTGTGTTGTAATGCAGCTTGATAATCGTTTGTTTTAAGAGGCTTTTCGTCTGAATTATATGCAATAAATAAGAACCCTGATACGTTTGTTAGATCTGTATACACAACACCTGTTTGTGTTAAAGCGGTATCGTGTTTACCATCAGATTTAAGAGGTAGTCTGTTTATAGCAGATAGGCTTCCTGCTTGTTTACCTGCTTCGTAAGCTCTTTCTGCTTCTACTGCTGTTTCTACTTCGCCTTGACCCATCAACTCTGCAACTACACCTTGTTTCAATTGCTCTTCTTGTTGTATTTCTTCAATAGTCATAAGAGCTGCTTCTTGTGCGATCTTCTTATCTTCTTCACCTGATCCAGCTAACTCGGCTCCAGCAGCTGCAGCTGCAGCTCCGTATTCACCTTCTGCAACAAATGGTGTTGCAGCAGCCAGTGCTTTACTAGCTATTAACATTTTGTTTTGTTGACCACCACCTAGCATTTTATATATTTCAGCTGCTCTTGCATTGGCTTTGTCAGTCATTGATTTCATTCCTTGTTGTTCGTCTTGTTGCATGTTTTCTATTGATTCAAGAGTTTCTACTTTAGGTCCACCAGCAACTAGTTCATAAAAACCTTTTGCATCCTCCACACCCATTCCTTTTTGAATTCCCATTGATAGAGCATTTGCTATATTGAAATCAGCTAATCCCTGTACCGTGTATTTACCCATCTTAGTAAATGGTGAATCATCCGCTTCTATAGGATTTATTAACCCTGCTCTTTGAGCTGCTGCACCTGCTAAACCTATACCTGTACCAGCTATTCCAGTTGGAGCTAAAGCTAGTTGAGCGATTCTTGCTGCTTTAGTTCCTGCACTTGGATCTGCGAATCTTACTCTTTTAATAGGTGGTAAATCCGTTCTTGATCTATCGTAAATTCTTTTTCCGCCCTTGTTTATAAATTCTTTTACACCACCTTTACTAGAAAAGTTTTTCAAAAACTGCGGACTGAATCTACCTAGTCCTTTTGATAAAAGACCAGCTCCACTTCTAGCTAATGCCGCACCTGGACCAAGAAGCATTCCCCACCCATGTCCTTCTCTCATTTGACCATCGGGGCCCATAACTTTTGGATAAACGTCACTACCGACTGGCGCTACCTTACCACCTTTATTGTAATTTAAGTTTGATGTAATACCAACGCCGTGAGACTTACTGACCTCACCACCTAGTTTAAACATTTTTCTTCTTAGTGTTATGCTCATACTATCCTGCCTGCTGTCCTGGTAACATAAACTGTGGTTGATTGTTACCCATTAAACCCGCGATCCCCGTTGCAAGGCTCGCGCCACCTGTTAATAAACCTAATATACCCGCTGTTGGACTTGTCCCTGGAGCAGGCGCAGAACTAAATGTAGCTCCTGGATATCCACCTTTGATACCTGTTAGTTGTTGACCCATAAAACTTAATCTTTCATATGGCTCATATGCAATTTGTTTTCTTGCAGCTCTAGCTGTGTCAAGAATAGTTTGTGCTTGAGCTTGTTGCTGTGCACCAAGTTGACCAATCTGACCAATGTTTTGAGCAGCTAATTGTGGCTGCAGTGATGCAAGTTGTTGCTGTGTAGTACCTACACCTGTAAGGTTTGTTAGATTCTGTGCCAACTGTTGTTGTTCAGCCGCTGATCCTGCAAGTTGTCCTTGTTGAGCTGTTCCAAATAACCCTACATTTTGTTGGGCTTGTTGTTGTGCTGCTTGAGCTGCTGCTTGTTGTTGTTGGAAAGCTTGAGCAGCTAGTTGATTAGCTGTGTCAAATCCTTGTTGTCTTAACTGTGCTCCTGCTAATGCTTGACCGATAGCTCCAGAAGAAGCTAGCTGTCCTTGAGCCACTCCAAAACGTCCTCCCCCGAACGCTGAACCTGCTGAAGAGCCTAGTTGGGCCTGTTGCTCAGCAAGTTTATTTTGCATATCCGCCATTGTAGCATCAATAACGTCTTGTTGGTAAGGTGACATGAATTGTTGATAAGCTGTTGGTCCAACAAAACCTTGAGCTGCTTGTAAGTATTGATCGCCAGCGCCTTGACCTGCTGTAGCTGCTGCCTGCATTTGATTTGCAATCTGTTGAGCCGCTGTTATTCCAGCTTGACCAGCGCCTTGACCTGCAATTGCTGCTGTTTGTGCTGCTGTAGCAGCGCTTTCAGCATCATCTAAAAATTGTTGATACCCAGCAACTCCTTGTTGTGCGTTTGCAGGTAAATCAAATGTTCCCGTATTGGGATTGAATACCATTTGTTGGTTGGCACCAATAAGTCCTGCTTGTTGTGCTGCTAGTGTTGCCGCTTGTCCTTGTAAGCCTGTTTGCGCTGCAACTTCAGGCGTTAAATTAGTTTGATCAATAGGAACAGTCATCTTCTTCGCTAACTCAGGAGCGTATTGAGCGAGCAACGCCTCGTAAGCCGGTGATCCTTCGTTTACAGATATTGAATCTTTTGGTAAGTTTTTTCTAGCCTCTATTATGGCATCATACCGTTCGTCATAAGTTGCCATTATACTTTTGCCTCCAAGTTATTCATAAGATCATACATTCTTTGTGCTCCTAATTCTGCACTACCATTACCCATACCTTTTACAGCATCTGCTGTCATTACAAATTCATTTTTTGATAACATCGCAGGAACATCATCTGCTTTTTCTTGTACGCCCATTGGTATAAATGTTCCATTACGTCCGTCAACCTGCATTCCATTTGGCATTCCTGGAGCAACTTCACCACCCATCGCAAAACCCATTGCATTTGATCTTTGTAGTTGTGCCAGTCTATTTGCAAAAGGATTATTTCCTCCTAACAAACCAATTATTCCCGTTCCAAAAGATGGACCACCTGGTCTAAACGGCCGTGGAAAACCACCACCTCCTCCAGGTAAGGTTGCTTGTTGACCTTCATTAGGCACAATAGCGTCAACTGTTTCTGTTTTAAATGAGTTTTGTAAATCCTTGCTTAAGTTACCTTGCATGTTATCGATAGCTTTGTTAACTGTGTTTTGTATTTGAGACATTGGGTTAGATTTAGGTTGTGGAAGCATACCTATATTACCTGGTCTAAAAGCAGGTAAGGGTTGTAGGGCAGGTCCAAATCCATTTGGCATTTGAGGAAGAGTAGTAGCAGCACTAGCAGTAAGTCCGCCTTCTTGTAGTTTTACACGACCACCATCCGCCGCTAAAAAGCTAGGAACACGACCTTTTCCGTAAACATCTTCTAGTGTATACTCTTGTTCTCTAAAGTAGTTTTTAAAATTAGCAAGGGCATCAGCATAGTCATCTATATAACCTAGTCTCTGTGCTTCATCTTCTTCAAACTCTATTTCTTTTTTCTTCGCATAGTCTGCTCCAGCTGCAGTTGCGCCCAAGCCACCTACTGTCATAAGTCCACCAACATCAAATATGTCACCAGAACCTACAGATCTTATGCCTTCACCCACTGGTCTTAAACTTGCATTTAAGTTTTCCATAAAAGTATTTTTGACGTTAGGGTTAGCCGTTTTAAAAGCTTTAAACGCATCAGGATTTGCATTAGCAAATTGTGTAGCATCCATGCCTGGTGTGTATGTAAGATTTGATCCAGCAATAGGACCTGTCCCCATTGCATTTGGTTTTAAAGCTCCAGGACCTCCAATAGTAGCCCCTTCTCCACCAGTGACAATTTTGTCACCCATAAAAGCTCTTTCTTTACCTGTTGCACCTGCTGTGCCTGGTCCAGCTGCATAACTGGCACCAAGTGCTAATGCTTGGTTTAGTAAATTAATATCTCCTGTTTGTCTTGCCGAACCTGCTGCTGTCAATAGCTGTGGTAGTGCGTACCTTAAGAAAGGACTTAAACCCTGCATACCTGGAACAGCCATAGCGACAAAAGGTAAAATAGGTGCTATCTCTTTTGGTGTTATTTTCTTAAGACCTTTTGCTAGTTTTTTCTTAACTGATCCCATTATAACCAACACTCCTTAGTGGTAACTGTAAAATGTTTTTTAATTAAACCGTTGTTCGCAAGTCTAAGCCAGTTAATTTGTTGGCCTGGTCCAAATAGATGTGTAAAAAACGTTTTGTTAAATTTCATACCGTTGTGCTCTTTTGTGTAAATAGAATCTACTATCCAAATCTTGTCTCCAGTTTTCCAATCATTAAATTCTATTGTCCTGTTATCCAAAAATTCTTGTTCCGTTTTATCGTCTAGTAAAGCCCAGTTTGTAAAACCGTATATACCATCTTCATCCTTGTTTATGGTATATTGGCCTAACACTAATGATGGGTAAACATGATAATAGATGTCTTTTATGCTATCGTTGGACCATAGCGGATAGTAATCTTTATATAGTCCTATGATGTCTAATAGATCATCCATAAATTACCGCAAGATGGTCAGTCTTGTTATTCGCCTGATCCAGAACCAAGTGGTACTTGAATCACTTTAACCTGTATATCAGTGGCCTTGTGCGTTGCCCAAGGTTCACCGCAATTACTGCAGACTCCCGTAGCCTGTTCATGTGAATCTACCTCATTTCCACAATTTTTACAATATATTCTCTCATAGACTTCAGGCTGCAATACAGGCACTTCTTTGCCTTGAATCATCTGAGTACCTAAAATCTTAGAGTCTTGTATCTTTTTCATTATGATATCTCCAATACTGAAACTATTACATGTAAAGCACCACCCGCACTGGCAGTAACTTTAATAGCATCACTATCCTCAACAACCATTGGTTGCTCTAATATTTCGACAGCTGTGTTTGCAGCTATTGATAAAACATTAGTTAAGTTTATGTTTGCTCCGACACTAGCGTCTGTGTTTACAACAGTGGCTGTTACAGCGCCGCCTGATATATTACAGATACGAATAGATTTTACTACTGCTTGTACAGGTTTTTGAGGTGGTGTCGTAGAAACATCTGCTGTAGGAACAGTATAAACTGTTGTCTGTGCTGTGTTTGCTAAAGCAATGCTTCTATTTTTATATACGTCACTCATGCTAAAAACCAAGTCCTTGCTGTTGACTCTTCTCGTAAGTCTTGTTGAAAGGTAAAGTTAAGCTGATTAATTATACTTTCAAGCTCACGAATTAAAATATCTTGTTGTTGTCTATCAAACGTATCTTGGGGTAATGGTAATCTTGTAATATTAATTTTTGCCATTATCTACCTCCATCTGGTCTTATGTCTAATCTAACTGTTCCAAACCTCCAGTTTGAGTCCACAGCATCACTAGATACTTTTACATTTGCTTGTCTGCCTCTACCTCTTACAGAAAAGAATTTTGTTGTAGGTGATGTAGTCGATGTAAAAGATCGTGTGTTCGTACTTGCTGGATAATTTGCAAACTCTATCTTTATGTCTGTGGTACCAACTTGATCTTTAAAATCAGGTATAACCCTAGAACATAAAAACACCTCATCTCCTTCCTCTATGTCAAAATCACCACTTGTGATCTGACAATCCATTGCAGAGCCATCATCATTAGATCCTGTTTCATGCCTGTATAAAGTTGTACATCCTGCAGTAACACCAAGTATTGTGTTGTTGTTTGGCACTGAAGTAGAATCATATGAAGTTCCATACGGTTCAGGATAGACACCCCTATCAACCCAAGAAGTTCTAACAAAGCCAGAGTTAGTATACCAAACATTTTCTAGGTAATTGTATGTAACACTTCTATCTAAGAAGTTAGAACCTTCTGATGCGTAAAACCAAGTCACTTCATTAAAGTCTGTATTTACCCCAATTGAAACTTGTCCGTTTGCTGTTGCATTAATATCGTCAAATACAAAATCCTGCACAGTGCAATCTAGTTTTTTGATCGCACCATCAAACTGATAGAAAGCTGTTTGACTCATCCAGAAAGTAACACCGTTTACATCAGCTACACAGTTTGCAGATATCGCACCACAGTTCGCACCAATTTGGTTTAGACCAAATATAAATGGCGGACCAATGTTATTCAAAGCATGCAGTGCTGTATCAGTCCACACAAGAATAGAACCCCTAGATCTTTTCGCCGCAACAATTTTAGATCCATCCTGTATCCTAAAAGAACCCGCTGAGTTTGTGTTTGCTGGTGCCCACGTAGTAAAATCTTCTTGTGAAGAAAATCTTAAAAATAAGTTGTCTTGTGTTCCACCATTTCCAATTGTTGTTTCCGTTCCAAATAAAAAGATATGTCTATCAGGAGATGAAACTAATAAAACTCTATTGCTGCCTGGAGCTTGTGATACTTTTTGAGCCCTGGTTCCCGTTCCACCAGACAAGTCCCAACGATACAATGCATCATTACTTCGTATAGCTAATAAGTCTTCACCAAAGGTATCTAGTGACCAAAATGTTGCTTCAAGTGTAACAGAACTTGTTGTTCTTGGTGTATTCCAAGTACCCGCGTTCCACACTCCAGTGCCCCATCCAAAACCAAAAGTAGATCTAGCTGTACCTACGGTTATCTGATATTTAGCATTACCTGTGCCGCCTTGAGAACTAGCTGTTCCGGATGCGTTGCTTGTGTGAGTTACTTTATAATTGTTGGTATCAACAACCTCTGTAACCTCAAACTCATTGTTCATATCCAATCCTTGAGCAGTAGAAAAAGAGTCAAACGTTACAAAATCCCCGAGCCCCGCTCCATGATTATTGTGTGTAACAGTCACTATCGGCGATCCACTTGTCATGGCAAAAGGACCGGTCAACGCTGCTTCAAGTCTTATTGGTGTAATATCGTAGAATACACCTTCAACATATACGTATAGCTTTCTGTCTGTTCCCAAAGCTAAGTGACGAACACCTGATAAAGAAACCCAAGCTGTACTAGCTCTAACAACTCCTGCAATTTTTTTATTTGTTACAACTTTTTCCCAACCACCTATTTTTTCTGGTAGTCCTGTTCTAAACCTAACATTTTTAGAATCTATCCAACGACCTTCCGCACCGTAAGTTGTCGTTTGCTTGTCTATGCCTGGTGAAAATTGTGCTTTAACTAAGGCCATAATTATTCTCCTGGCTTTGTTGGCCAAACAATGTTTTTAGCTTTTTCTTCTGTATCAATGCCTTCTGTTATGTCTCTAAGTTCTTGACGATATGTTTTCCAAGCATCAGACATTGTAATGTCAGAGTTTGCCATCCAATCTGTTTGTGCTAACAAAGAGTTTCTGTCCTGTCTTATCATACTTAGTAATGTAGATAGATCTTCAGTTAAAGTATCTAACCAAGTTTGATGTTGATCATCTGTTATTTCTATCTCTTCTCCATTTATTATTACTTTTTGCATAATTATTTTATCCCGTATAAAGTTGCTCCACAGCCGCCGCTAATATTAGCACCATCCGCATGAAATAATTGTACTCCTCTAATAGTAGAAGTTGAGTTAATTGTTCCACCGGATAGGTTATAATGGACATCGCTAGCTTGACTTCTGTCCCAAGAACCGCCATTTGCTATGAAACCTTTGTGAGCGTTAGTTTCATTTATTCCAAACAAAGTTATTTCTGAAGCCATTGTTTTATTGCCTTGGTTACCGTATGGATTCCATCTAGAAAAATAAGCTTGGGTTGTTCCGCTACCAAAGTAAGTAAAGTTACTAGCATTAGTTGACATAAATAAATGTGTAAAATGATAAATTGAACTACTGCTAAAACTACTACCATCTGTAGATATCCTAAAAGAAAGATAACTAGCATTATTGTTCATGTTTTGCCATTTACCATGTAGCATAACCTTAAGGTGTCTGTAGTCTGAATACGTTCCAAGAAACTGAAGATTTGCAACAGCACTGCCAGACTCTGATGTAGCTATTTTTACCCAATCAGATGTTAAAGCAGAAGCAGGAAGTCTCGCGTCTGGTACAGTTCCTGAAGCTAAAGCACTTGCATTTAAGTTTGTAAGGTTTTGACCATTACCATTTACATTTGCACTAGCTGTGATATTTCCTGTCGCTGTAAGTTCACCCGTAATATTTAACCCAGAAGATGTCGTAGCCGCTCTGGAAGTATTGTTATGATATAAGGTAACAGCTCCATCCTCTACGGCTCTAATCATTGCTTCATTACCAGCCGAATTATCTACGTGAAAATCTGCTGCTTTTATAATTAAATTTCCTGTGCCCGCATCTTCTATTTTAGAGTCACTGCCATCATGAAATATTTTTAAATCATTACCAGTTCCAAACCTTGCTTCAACATTATCACCAAAGCTTAGATTACCCGTCATTGTTCCACCAGCGGAACCAACAACAGCGTTTAACTGTGTTTGAATATCAGAAGTTACACCATCTAAGTGTTGGTACTCTGTATCACTAACACTACCATCAGCTACTTGTGTTGCTGTTATTGGTATCGTTGCATATTTTTTTGATTCGTAAGTAGCCATGTTATGTCTTTATTATAAAATTAATAGAAAGGTAAGGGTTTAACACATCTATTGTACTTGCATTACCAGAAAAAGATCCTGATGCTCCATGGTTGTGTGCTCCACCTCCACCGGTTTGACCTATACATGCACTTGGGTATGTATAAAAAGGGTTTGTTGGTATTGACGTATTATTGTCACCAAACGCAATAGAGGCACCATATACTGGATGAAAATAGTTTGCAGAAGTACCACCACCAGTATGAGTGACTGAGTGATTGTGTGCAGGTATTTGTGATGTAGTTAAAGTGTGGTTGTTGACAGAAACAGAAACAGAGCCCGCCGGTGTATAACTATCAGTTGTAGCTCCACCAGTTGCTCCAAGAGAATAAGTTCCTGATTTACCTATTGCCATTCTGTTTTGAAAATTTGGTACGTTAAAAGTGCTAGACCCATTACCAGCGCCGTGTGTAGTTGAAATAAGTGCAAACAAAGCACTGTATGTTGATCTTGATACAGCAGATCCATCACACAATAAATAACCGGCAGGTTTATCAGCTGCTGGTGCAGACCATGGTAAAATCATTCCTGTGGCAATTGTAAATGCTCCAGCCGAAGTCAGTTTAGCATCTATTTGAGTTTGTA